TCAACCTCGGATGGAATTCTCCAGCGCAGTGCGCAGTATATCAATAGAACCTTGTGTGAGTTCATCCGGCAGCCCTCTGGCTTCGTCCGGAAAGATGGGCCGGGCGGGGATGTCGCCCCACAGGTGAGGGAACTGGACCTTGTCGCCTCCGAAGTGCTGCATGGCAGCCTGAATAGCGGTGGCCGCGATAGTCACGCTGTCATTGCCGATCACCGTGTAGTGGATCTGGGTCGACAGCGTCTTCGATTCGCCGATCAGCGGCTTCTTGCCTGCCAGCAGCCGGCCGCCCTTGGCCGACACCTTGCCCTTCTTGGTGAACGTGCCGCTGCGGTCGTGCAGCAGTGCGCGCAGCGTGGTATCCGAGTTCGGTGCCCAGGGCGTGCCATACGGGTCTTGGCTCAGCTCGAAGCGTTGCTTGGTGAAGGCGGTCGCCAGTTCGCCGATTCCCTTCAGCGGGCCACTGGGGTCTGCATTCAGTGCGATCAGCCGGTTGAAGGCGTCGATCGCACTGCTGTCGGTTATGGTATGAGTGAACATTCGGTGCTATCCTTTGCACATGGCGGTTACGTTTCGGACGTTCTAGGCTGGGGGGTGCGCAAGCACAGCATCAGCCCCCGCACCCTCATAGCAGCTTCACCACCAGCGACCACAAAGCCAGCGCGCGGTTCTTCTTCCCCGACCTCACCTCGAATACGCAGCGGTACATCTCGCCATCGATCTGTTTCCACGCAACGATCATCGGCTGGCCATGTATAGAGTCCGTGTCGCTCAGCTTCATGCGGTCCGCATCGGCCAGTGTCTGCCATACCTTGGTGTAATCTTCCGGCGTTGCCGGGCGCTGCGAGCCACCATCATGCCCGTGATTGTTCCCGACATGGCGCGGTGCCTCAGAGGGCAGTAAGACCATGAAGCCCTTGGCATCGATCTTGGTTGCCTGCTGCACCTGCGCGAAGTTCTCAACAAAACCCAGCCACAGCTGGTCGGTGCGTGCATGGTCCGCCAGCACCTCGTGTGCAAAAGTGGCGGCGTCCTGCGATGCGTTCACATAGCGGTTCACGTCACGCGAGAGCATCTTGGAGATCGCGGGCGGGTATTTGATCAGCTTGTCCTGGACGATCTGACGCAGCGGCGTGTTGACGTTCGCGCCCGGCGCGTAGTCGAATCCCTTGTCGATGCCTTCGGTGGTGGTCGGTGCATTGGCCGGTCCTTTGCCGTTGGCCACGGCCAGCATGAACTTCTCTTTCGAGACTGCCGTCACCCAGCAAATACAGCCCCAGCCGTTGGGCGGGAAGTGCGTTTTCCAGAACGGATGATCGGGCGGCAGTGTCAGGCCGTCCCAGCTCACATGCAGCGGACGCGGGGTCATCACGCTGTCGCTGTGGTGGTATTGCCAGTAGGGGAATATCTTGAGCAGCTCCGGATCGTTGAGCTGCTTCCAGCGGCCGGCCGCGTAACTGGTGGCCATGTTGGTCTGGTAGATCACCTTGGTGCGCCATGCCTCGCCGCCCTTGCTGCCTTCGCCGGTCCAGCCAGTCCAGCCGCGCTCGGCCACAATGCGCTTGAAGTTCTTGCGGAACGCACCCAGCCCGGTGCCGAGATCGATCGACTCGTCCACGGCACCGCGCAGATCCTGCAGCAGATCCGCGCCCTGCGCCCCAGCCACCATGAACGCGCGATCGTGCGCCATGCGCGCGATGTCGTCCCATGCCTCAGTCGGCAGGTTCAGCTTTTGCCGAAAGAAAGCGAGCTGCTCAGGGAACGGCGCGTTAAATGGCGGATAGCCTGGCACGATCAGTTACCGTCTTGCACGTCCGCCATACCGCGCAGGATCGCCAGCTGGAAGCCTTGCGCCATGACCTTGCGCAGATCATCCAGCGGCAGTGCGCCATAGGCTTGCGTTAGCGCGGCCTGCAGCGACTCCATGCTTTCAGCCTGGTCGACCATCTCGGTGACGTGGACCATGACAGCATCCCAAGCGGCCACAGATTCACCATCCAGATCGGCGACATCTTGCATGCTCAGCGCGGCAAATGAAGCATTGGCGGCAACGGCAGGCGGCACGGCGGCGGGCTTCTCAACGGTGAGTATCGGTGCATTCTCTTCCGCCAGCGGGATGCCAGCACGTTCGTGCGCCCATTCAACCGGAATGCGCATGCCGACGCCGACAAACTTCGGCAGCGATTCAGCCAGAGTGCCGAGATCCTCGCTGTCGTCGAACATGAACTTAAAGCGCGGCAGGCGGCGCAGATCATCGATGCCGCCCTTGTTCAACCGCAGCACCGGGAACACCAGATCGCGCGTCAGTGTGCCTGCCAGCTGCACAGCATCCGCGCGCATCAGATCCTCACGCACTTCGTTGTGCACGTTGCCAAGGGCGTTGGTGCTGCTCTTGCCGTCCGCTTGGCTGGTGAGCGTGCCGCCCAAGATGGCTTTGCTCTGACTCTTCTCACACCAGTCCACCATCGCCATGAACGGTCCTTCGCTGCCCTTGGCTGCTTCTTTGAAATCGATCAGCATGCCTTCCGGAACGATACCGGCAGCATCGTGGCCGATGCTCATCACCGCGCGTAGCAGCGTGGCTTTCTCATCATCGCTCGCACCGGATTGGTATGTGCCCAGGCGCAGCGGCAGGCCATAGATCTCCAGGAACTCAGCCAGATCGCCGACCGAATAGTTCTTGAACAAGTATGGCCACGCCAGTACGCGGTGCAGACCGGAGCGGGATATGTAGCCGCTCTTGGCCTTGTGCACATGGGTGATCCAGCCAAACGGCTGCAATGCTTGTCCGTCCAGTGAGTTATCGCGCAGGCGGATCTGCGTGCGCGTGTCGCGGTCGGTCTGGAACCATCCTTGTGGACGGTGGTTGATCTCCTTCGGCATCCACTCGCGGCCGAGCAGCTCCCACTCGATCTCCTGACAGCTGAAGCCGTGGCCGATACCGTCCAGCGCGTCTAGGATCACATCCTCTAAGTTCGGCACATCCTGCAGCAGCTCCTTCGCATAACCGGCCAGCTTTTTCTCGGTGGGGGTGGCATTGCGCGGCGGTACGATGTCCCAGTCCACGGTGAGCAACGCACGCTTGCGCTTACCCATCTCCGCATAGACATGTGCATCCTTCTCTTCCATGTCCATGAACAGCTCGTGCTGCGCACGGATATCACCCTGCTCGGCAGCTTCGAGGATGCGCGCCAACCTGATCGGCGTTAAACCGCGCGACGGATGGCTGGCGAATTCACGGTGAAGCTGTGCCAGCTTGGAGGTCTGCGGCTCTTTCAGCTCCGCGCGCTTGATCGGCTGGCCCGATGCGTCGAGGATCTTCGATGTGGTTTCTACCATGCTCTTCTCCCGCTGTAATTGTCGTCAGTGCGTTTGGGTACGCCCTGGTATTCGATAGGTGCCACCTCGCGCTTCATGGCGTAGTGGCCGAGGAACAGGCTGATGGCTGAGTCGCCGTGGCGCTGCAGCTGCGGGCCGTCGCCTTTTTGTGTCTTGGTCTTGGGCAGCTTCGGTGTGCCGTCTATCACGCGCAGCGCGCGCAGGTCGTCGCGCGTCTGGCTGTCCCTGGGAAGATCGTCCAGCGTGCCGTCCTGCAGCGCGGCCTTGAAGCGCGGCATGTTGGCCAGATAGAACGAATCGCTGAGCATCACCATCTCGATACGTGCCAGGCCATACTTTTGCGCGGCACGTTCAGCCAAGTACTGTCCGTTGCCACGCGCATCGAATGCACCAGAACGAAAACGAGGAAGGCGGTCGATGATGTAATAAACGATCTGCTCTTGCTGGGTAAATGGGCAGTTAGATAGCTCGACTTGCAAACGCACGCGCGTAATGAGATCGCGGCCTTCTTCCATGATGTCGAGCGCGGTTAAGTCACCAGTACGTCCGAAGTCCTCACCCAAACCATGAGACAGATTCTTATCCAACGCATCCAGAACCGGCTTCAGATGCTCTTCACACCACTCGGCCACCTCAGCAGCACGCTCCCAGTCCGGAAGATAAGCGAACTCGGATGTCCACTTACCGCGCACCAGCGGCGTGTCGGGATTCATGCGCGCCTCGATCAGGCCCATCGTCAGATAAGCACCACCGCCTTGTGATGGCACCACGTCCAGTTCCTCGGCTGCGTCGTCGCCATAGAAGGCATAGGCATCGGCCACCCACTGCGCCTCGCCCTCGGCTGTCCACTCGATGCCACGGCGCAGACACACGCGCCGATATAGCCCTTGCTCGACCGCTTCGCGGAAGGTAATGCGGTGCACGTTTCCCTTGCGCTTGCCTGCGCGCACTTCCTGAATGAGATCGTTGAAAGGGTTATCCGCACCGTCGTGGGTCGAGAAGATGCGCACCTTGTCGCCCCACAGAAGCATAGCCATCGCGGCCTTGATCAGCGCAGCCAGATCGTTATGGAACGCGGCCTCGTCGATGACGATCACACCCTGCTTGCCGCGCAGGTTAGTGGGGCGAGAACTGAGCGCCACGATACGGCGGCCCGTTGCAGGGAAGTCGATCTTGTAGGTTTTTATCTCCTTGTCTTCGTCGACGAAGATGCCTTCCTCAATCTCACTAGCGGCATAGTTGAACGCGAGCGCCCACATGGCGCACGCTTCGATGAACTCCAGCGCCATATCCTGCGTGGGGCCGATGTAGAACACGTTCGAGCTGTGTTCCTCGCGCGCCGCTATCAGCACATCGTCGGCGGCCTCGCCCCATGTCCAGCCCACGCGGCGTGACTTCTCGCCGATCTTCAGCGGGCTTTCGTCGGCGATCCACCGCTGTTGATAGGGCAATAAAGCGGGAGGCGGCGCGTCCTTGCGCGCCGCATCGCTCGGGAGGTCGACCGGGATTGTTTTAAGTTGGGATGCCAAGGATCTGACTCCTGATCTCATTGACCGCAGCAGCCGACAAGCCGCCCTTCTTGGCGATCTTCTCCACGGCAGCAGCTGCCGACTCGGCTTTGGCGCGCACCTCGGTGGCCCATTGCTTCTGCTTCACTGTGGCGTTGGACAAGCGCGCAACCATCAGGCCGATCTCTTTGAGTGATGCGCCATCTTCCATCTTCATCAGCGCCTCGAATGCTTTCTGCTGCACCATCTTGATCAGGGCGTCGTTCATCGCGCCCTCATCGTCCTGTGACCCTTCCGATATTGCCTTGGCCTGTTCGGTGGCCAGCTTAACCGCGTGCAGACGGCGCTCGAACTCCTGCCCGTAGCGGTTGATGCTGGACTTGCCGATCACGAAGCCGCGCTCGGCCAGCTCGGCTTCCAGCAACTCGTAGCCGGAGAAGTTGCCATCGACCAGTGACCGATCCAGCCATTTCTTGATCTCTGGCGGCAACTGTTTGATCTTTGAACGTGGTGGCATATCAGCCTGCCCAGTATTTGGTGGGCCGCGCGATACCAGGATCGCAATCCACCGTGTACTCCGCCAGATCGGTTCCGTAGCGCGTAAGGTCGGCGAACCAACGGCCGCCGGGCTGCTTGTCCAATGTAACCAGCTCGCGATCGGAGAGATAGTCCAGCACACGGCGGACTTCCAGCGCTGTCGCATCCGGGAACATGCCTTGCACCGTCGCCAGCACCAGCTCCTCGAACGCACCCACCGGGCTGGCGTTGTGCAGCGTTAAGATAACCAGCCAGCGCATCGATTCACGGCGCACCTTCTCTTGATCGATCATTGTTTCACCCCCTGTATCTGCACCAACTCCAGCTTGCTGTAGACCGCATCCAGCTTGGATTCGATCACTGTCTGTCCGCGTATGTAATCCTCGCGCCGAACGTATTGCAGCGGCATGTCGCGCTGGAATATCAAGAACTCCTTCTCGAATTGGCGCAGCTGCGATTCAACCTTGGCGTCGGCATCGGCGCGTTTTGTTGCATCGGCATGGATCGCGCTGAAGCGCGCTTCCAGCAGCGCCTTGAACTGCTTCACCAGGATGGTCCCGAACAACCACACCATCGAGCCGAAAACGCCGACCAGCGCCGCTAGCGCCAAGATCAACTCCCATAGATCAATTTGAACTTGCATGTCTGCCTTTCATGTATTCCTGCCATTCCTGGCACTCAATGCAAAGCTGCACGCCCGGTACCGCCTTGCGTCTTGCCACCGGTATGCGCTGGCCACAACCCGGCTCGGTGCACCTCTTGGCCGATGCCTTCGTCGGCTCCGGCAGGCGGCCTTTCTTCTGGTTCGCCTCCCTCTCTTCCAGCTCAAGTTCCTGTGCGCGGTCTTCGGGCTTCATCGCAGCGCTTCACTCAAGGCGGTGCGGGTGCCGATCTCGCGTTGGCGCATTCCGCTAGTTTCTTCAGCTGGTCGCGGCACTGGCTGTACAGCTCCATCGCCTCGATGTGGTTGTCCAGCAGGTCCTGCACCTTCCCCGACTTGGCTGGCGGCGGGTATGGACAATCGGTAGTCAAGCTTGCCGAACACGGGCGCGGCTCCACCACTGTTGGCTGAATTCCAAAGGCGCAGCCCGTCATCGCTAAGGTCGCAGTCAGCAGCAGAATTCTTTTTCTCATGGGCTTTCTCCCGAATGGTTCGGTACACGATGCGGATCTGCTCGCGAGAGGTCTCTCGTAACTGGGCGACTTGCTCGCGGTGCGCATTGGTTTCGTCCACAGCGGCCTGTGCGGCCTGCTGCGCTTGGGCTTTGTCGGCGGCGCAGGTGGACGACGCATGCTTGTCGCCCAGGGTGTAGCCGATCCCGACCAGCGAAAGGCCCAGCACCACTGTCACCGCAACCGGCCATAGTTTGGTTACCCACCACATACGATCTCGCCCCCCCAGCTCACATAGACAGGCTGCCAGCGCGTCAGGATCACGCGCGGGTAGTCTCTGTTCTCACGGAAGTTCGCGGCGCTACGGCCTGCGTTAAATCGTTCGACGGAATCGAACCAGCGGGTGCGATCCGCGCCTTGCTGAGCGGCCAGCTTCTGATCGCGATACACCCAGCCCAGTCCGCCGTTGTAGGCGGAGAGCGTCATGGCGGCGCGGTCGCATGGAGTGGCAGCGGTGACGCGCCGCCATAGGTGATGATCGTAGGTAACGAGCGCACGCAGCGCCCAGCCGGGGTTGTTCGGTTGTGGCTCGCCCAGCTTGTACGCGCCGGAGATCCACGTGGCCGTGGCGGGCATGAACTGCGCCATGCCCTGTGCGCCCACCACGCTCTGCGCATCGGCACGCCAGCGGCTCTCTTGCTGGATCTGTGCGGCGAACATCGCCACCGGCGCATCCAAGCCCCACACCGCATGCGCATTGCGCATCAGGTCGCGCTGGTGACGCAGCGCATCGCGCGGCACCTCGGCCATTGCCAGTAGCGGCAACAGGATCATGGCCAGCAGCAATGCCAGAATGATGCGGGCTTGTTTGCGCGAGAGTCGCATCACACCCCCAAGCTAACCGCCAACATGGCGCAGCCGACGATGATGGCGCGGCGTAGCATCGATGCCGCGACCAGGATGTTATGTGGCTGCATGGACAGATTGTCCGGGCGTGCATACGGGAACAGCGAGCGGTCGATCCAATAGCCGACCACAGCGGCGGTGGTGATGAGCGACAGCTTGTAGAGCGACACTGGCAGCTGCTGTGGCGCGAGGATGAAGATCAGGATGGTGAGCAGGATCGTGATGATGATCCAGCTGGTCATGCGGGGCAGTTTATCGATTAGCTTCACGCTTCCTCCATTTGATCGGTTGCAAAACGCAGGCAGATTGCTCAACGGTGTAATGCCCGACCGGACGCTTGTTGCACGAACCGTAGTAGTTCATGCGTTCATCGGTATGGCGTGTCCACTCGGCGCAATTGCCGCAGGTTTTATCGGTGTTCACAGGGCGCGAATTTACGCGCGCGCGCGGAGGCGGTTAAACCGGAACGGGTTCCGCTAGAAATGCAAAGCCCCGCATGGGGCGGGGCTTGGTGGGGGTGGTGGCGGAGTCACGCCGCCATGATTCTGGCATCGGCTCCTATCATCATCCTTTGCCGCACGTGCGTGTTATGAAATCTCTTGTCGGCTGATCATCTTCAATGGTCACGCTCACGTTGTCTGCTGTATCGCCAGGATAAACAGAAACATGAAAATGGGAAAACCCAGCATAAGCACCATAGACATTTTTCCCATTCACTTCGCCGCATACCCAATACTTATCTACTACGTGAACCTTGCGAAACCTCGCGCTCTCGCCATCTTTCATCTTGGCAGCAACAGCCTCCTTAGCTATGGCAATGGCTTGCCCCTCTTCATCTGCAGCAACCGCTGAAAAAGACAAACTCAGTGCTGCAGCCAATATCATCAGAATTCCAATCAGTTTCTTCATTTTTCATCTCCCCTTTCGAGCGGTTGTTTTGGGTGGATCTGGACTGGGCCCTGAAAAACTATTCTGGCAGTTCAAGCTGGTAGCTATTGCCCTTTTGGATGCGCCGAATATGCCCAAGCTCATTCGCAAAATATAACACGTAGCGCATCTGTTCTTTGATGTGGTCTGGCTGCCCTTTGTAAATCTGGCTTTGCAGCATGCCGGGGTTGTCTCGCACCAGTGGCAGCACCCTCTCCATCACCTGGTTGTAGAGCGGGTCTTCGTTGGCAAATTCAACTATCAGTTGCGTGAATTCTGCGCGGACTTCGTCTGAGACTGATTGCCCTACCATGCTGTAGGCGATCTGCTGTAATTGCTGTCGCGCCCAATCATAGTCTCCGCACTTCCATGCCTGCACGATTGCCTGGCTATGTTCAAGCCTGTATGGATCAAGCTGCGGGGTGCTCGACTCAATGATCCTCGCTTCTACTCTCTGCCGCATCACTGGCAACATCGCTTCCAGTTGCCGAGCTGACTGATGTTCAGGGGAAATCCTCAATAGCTCTTTCAGGTTCTTTTCGAGCAGCGTCATTTCATAGAACTTGGTGGCTAGGTCGTCGGTATTGTCGAACGCTTCCAGTGAGGCATTGCACAGCTGTACATAGCGCTCAAGTTCGGTTTCGTTCGTCACGATTAGGCGGCCTTTCCTTTTGCTACTTGGTTAGAAAAAAACGGACGGCGGCGCGGGCGGGAACCGCCTTGCCCAATTGAGCCGCATGAACACTTCCAGCAACTTCTGCATGCCATCCTTGTCGAGGCGCTTCATGTTGTCGATCCCGCCGCTCTGCTCGCTGATCTTCACCGACAAGTTGTACAGGTCGGCAGCGTATTCCATCTGAGTCGATGCCGGCAGCTTCTCGAATTCAGGGCCGTGCACCTGCGCACATGCAGCCTGGCATACCAACAAGACCCCTACCTCGATCGCCAGTCTTTTCGGGTCGTGCTCCGCGCCGGACATGTACGGCCTGCAACTCTCTCCAATACTGGTTACGGATGGTGTATCTGAAATCACGTATCGTGAATCCGCTGGCCGGAATACAGCGTCCAGCGATATCCCCCGCACATTCATGACAGCAACAATCTCGTCATAAGGAAGCGATCCGCTCTTCTTGCGATTCGCATAAGCATTGGGCTTCATGCCCAGCACTTCAGCCAATTCAGCATCAGTTTTTACGGACAGCAGACCCCGTAGCCGCTCGGCAACGGCGTCGAAATATTCACGATTTGTGTTCTGAGTGCTTGACATTCACATTACGTGTATTAAGATGCTCACAAATTGTGAACATAATTGCATCACGAAAGGACACGGATATGTCTTCCGAACAAGTAAAAAAACGCTTCCGTCAGCAAGGCATCACCTTTACCGAATGGGCGACCGCCAACGGGTACACCCGCAACGAGGTGTACCGAGTACTCAATGGCCAAGCCAAAGCCCACTACGGCAAAGCCCACGAGATCGCCGTCAAGCTTGGTCTCAAATCCGCTCCCGAAAAACTCGCCGCCTAGGAACCACCATGCAAACCAGATCAACGTGTGCGCTCACATGGACTGCATTTTACGCAATAAAAACCGCTTTCACGCATTCCAAGCGGGTATTTGTTCAGAACCCGTGTATTGAGGGGTGTTTCCAATGATCCGTCGCAATTGGAAACGCATCCAACCAGCCACCCTGCGCGATGCGCTGCGTCTGTGCAAGGACCACGCCCTGGAGCGCAAGAACTACTCGGTCGAGCGCATCGCCGACCTAATGGATGTCTCGGCCGACCTGCTCTACAAGTGGCTGTCGAGCGGCAAGATGCCCGCCTCATCCGTGCCCGCATACGAGCACATCTGCGGCATCAATCTGGTCACTCGCTGGCTTGCAGTCAGCTCTGGCCACCTGATGATCTCCATCCCCACCGGGCGCAATTCAAGCGCCACCGACATGCATGCCCTGCAGGAAGTACTCAACGATGCCACCGGCCTGCTGCTCCAGTTTTACGCGGGCAAAGCCGAGGCGGGCAGCGTGCTGGCTGCCATCCAGTCCGGCATGGAGGGCTTGGCCTGGCACAAGGGCAACGTCGAGAAGCATCTGCAACCAGAGTTTGAATTCACAGAGGACCAATGATGGCAACGAAACCCAACCAATCCGCCACCAAGCTTTTCACCGTCCTGGACGTGCTGTGGCGCAACTTCGCCAACGGCTACACGCCTGGCGAGCTGGCCAAGGCAACCGGCCTCACCGCCAGCAGCATCACCGTCTACGTCAAGACGCTGCAGGAAGCTGGCTACGCAGAAGTCATTCCGGAGACCAACCGCATCCGCGTATCGGTACAGGCCGCGCGCAAGGCGCTGCAGGTGATGCAGAGCCTGGACGCCGAAGAGCGTCGCGTCACCGAGATCCGCAACCGCCTTTTAACGACAGCATAAGGGAGCAACAACATGGCACGCAAAGCAGTCACCACAGCAGCGGAATCACACGAAGTCACCAAGGCGCAATCACCGGCCATCGAATCGGCAGCAGAGGCGGCCAATCAAATGGCGGCGCTGAAGCACCAGTACAACGACGAGCGTGATCTCGCCAACCAATTGCTTGGGCAGGCGCAGATGGCGAACGCAATATCAAAATTCTCCGACGTCGTAACTTTATCCAAACTCAAAACCATCAAGGAAGGCAAGCTGTATCGGGCTTTGGCTGGCAAAAAGGGCATTGCACCGGACGGCACCGAAATCTCCGACGTTGGAACTTTTGAAGGGTTTTGCGCAGCAATCGGCCTTTCGTACTCAAAGGTCCACGAAGACCTGCAGAACCTGTCCGTCTTTGGCGAAAGCGCGATGGCGAACTTGAACAGCATCGGTGTCGGCTACCGCGAACTCCGCCAACTCCGCAAACTGCCAGAAGACCAGCAAGCCGCCCTGATCGAGGTCGCCAAGCTGGGCGACAAGGATTCGTTTGTCGAGCTGGCCGAAGAGATCATCTCCAAGCACGCCCGCGAAAAGGAAGAGCTGACCAAGGCCAACGCCGACCTGAAGGCCGACTACGAAGCCCAAGGCACGATCATCGAGAAGAAGGACGAGAAACTCAACTCCCTCGAAAAGCGGCTGCACAAGCTGCAGAACCGCGCAGGTGACTGGCATCCGCGTGCCACCGAGATCGCCATCGAGACCACCCGCCACGCCGCAGAGACGCTGGAAGCGCTGGACAAGCTGGAGACCATGCGCAACGCGATCCTGACCGAAGAGTTCGGCGAAGACGACCGCGAGGCAGCGATCGAGGCGATGGCGGTCGTGTACTACGACGCGATCACGCAGATCGTGAACCGGATCGCGGAAGTCACCGACGCCTGCGACGAAGTGTTCATCGGCTACAAGGAAAAGGCCCGCCCCATGCTGGACGTTGAAGCCTTCAAACCAAAGGCTGGCAAGTAAGGGGCGATCATGGCGATCAACGAGCCAGCATCTCTAACGGTACAGGACGCGCTGCGCGAGCTCGCGTGCCTGCTGGACGCAGCGCCGCATGGCGAGCGCTCGGACATGGTCGGGGCATTCGCCGAGATGTACCAATGGAGCAGCACCCGTGTCTATCGCGCCCTGGGCAAGGTGGGTTGGTCCAGTGGCCGCAAGACGCGCTCCGATCGCGGAAGCACCTCGCAGGACATGTCCGTGCTGACAGATGTCTGCGCCACGCTGCGCATTGGCCAGCGCAAGAACGGCAAGGCCACCATGCACACGCCCACCGCCGTCTCGCTGCTGGCGCAGAATGGCCGCGACATCAGCGTGTCCAACAGCCGCGTCAACGCATTGCTCAAGGCCAACCAGATGAACATGGCCTCGCAGCGTCTGGATCGTGCTGCGCAGTCCATGCGCTCGCTGCATCCCAACCATGTGCACCAGGTCGACCCCTCGCTGTGCCTGATCTACTACATGCCGGACGGCAAGCAACGCATCATCCAGGAAGACGAGTTCTACAAGAACAAGCTGGAGAACGTCGCCAAGCTGAAGCTCAAGGTGTGGCGCTACGTGCTCACCGACCACTTCAGCAACACCACCATCGTGCGCTACTACCAGGCCAAGGGTGAGACGCAGGCCAACCTGTTCGACTTCCTGCTGTATTGCTGGGACAAGCAGGAAGGCCGTGTGATGCATGGCGTGCCCAAGATGCTCTACTGGGACAAGGGCAGCGCCAACACAGCCGGTGCCATCAAGAACGCGCTGCGCGCCCTTCAGGTGGAAGCTGTCGAACACAAGGCCAAGAACCCCCGCGCCAAGGGCAGCGTCGAGAACGGCAACAACCGCGTCGAGTGTCTCTTCGAGAGCCGCCTGATGTATGAGCCGGTCGAGAACGTCGACCAGCTCAACGCTGCTGCAGAGGGTTGGTACAACGCCTACAACGCCGACGCCATCCCCAACTACGACGCCCGCCTGCACCGCAAGTACATGGCCGAGCCCACAGCGCGCTACGCCCTGTGGCAGATGATCCGCCGCGAGCAGCTGCGCATCCTGCCAGCGGTCGACCTGTGCCGCCTGCTGCTCTCTGCCGACAACATCGAACGCAAGGTAGATGGCGAGCTGACCATCAGCTTCAAACACCCCGGCCCCAAGCAACGCCTGCATTACGACGTGGGCCATATCCCCGGCGTATTCATCGGCGCGATGGTCAAGGTGTCGCCGCTCGTCTACGGCGAGAACCAAGTGCTGGTCACCGTTACGGACTACAAGAATGAAGAAACCACCCACATCGTTTCCCCTGTTGCTGCTGATGCTGGCGGCTTCCGCGCCGATGGAGCCGTGTACGGTGAGGAATACAAATCACGGCCCGATACAGCCATCGAGACGGCAGGCAAGGCCGCCGATCAGGCCGCCTATGCCGGACTCAGCCTCGAAGAGATCGAAAAGGCCAAGAACAAGAACGCCGTCCCGTTTGGTGGACTGGATGCTCACTCGCATCTGAAAGACGTCGCCGCGCCTGCCTTCATGGATCGCCCAGGCGAACGCCTGAACGTGCCCAGCCCGGTGCACGTCGAGATCAAACCACTCACCCACACCCAAACCGCCATGCGCCTGCGCAGCATGCGCGGCAGCCCGGTCACGGCGGAAGAGCGCGCATTGCTGGCCGAATGGTATCCGGCGGGCGTGATGGAAGAGCAGCTGCAAGAAGCACTGGATCACCTGGAAGGGAAAGGGAAGTTCGCCGCACCGGCATTACGTCTGGTGGGCTGAAAAGGATCAAGGCCGGGGTGCAACCCGGCCTCGAAGGTGCCGCGAGAGCGGCTTTGTAACAACGACGGAGGGATTGTAGCAATGAAAACAGGAAACGCAAATCGCAGTGGGTCGGGGGTACGTCATGCGCACCGCGACCGCTCTTAAGCAGGAGGCCCATTACATGCCGCTCAAACTCAAAGGCGTGCTGGCGCGTCTTGGTATCCGCCAGAACGAATGGGCCAACACCATCAAGCAGGAAGGTCGCGGGGTCGAGGGCAAGCCGCTCTCGCTCTCGGCCGCCACGCAGATCATGAACTGGGGCACCTGGCCGAAGCTGACCTCGATGGAAAGCATCAAGCGCCAGACCGTAGAGATGCTGCGCCGCCACGACGTGGACGAGCTGGACATCGCGCAAGTGTGGGAGATCGAAGAAGACGACCACTCGCGCAATGCGCATCCGGCCAACGTCCACTTGGGCCAGAAGCCCGCCCGCCTGCAACCTGAAATCGAACCTCTGGAGATAGAAATGCTCAGTCCAAACGCCAAGCAACACTTTGCCATCCTCCGCGACCCGTTCATCGACGACGTGCAAGGCCCGTCCGACGTGTTCCTCTCTGCCGACCAGCGCTACATCCGCGAAGCCATGTTCAGCACCGCCAAGCACGGCGGCATGCTGGCTGTGGTGGGCGAATCCGGCGCGGGCAAGACAACCCTGCGCCGCGATCTGGTCGACCGTGTGCAGCGTGATGCGCAGCTCATCGTGCTGATCCAGCCGCGCCTGATCGACAAGGGCACCATGACGGCAGGCGGCATCTGCGAAGCCATCATCGGCGACCTGCGCGAAGGCGAGAAGATCCCGCGCAGCCTCGAAGCCAAAGCCCGTAAGGTGGAAAGCCTGCTCAAGGATTCCAGCCGCGCCGGCAACGTGCATTCCCTGGTGATCGAAGAAGCCCACGACCTCAGCATCCAGACGTTCAAGTTCCTCAAGCGCTTCTGGGAGCTGGAAGACGGCTACAAGAAACTGCTCTCCATCATCCTGATCGGCCAGCCCGAGCTGAAGAACAAGCTGGACGAGCGCGTGCACTACGAAGCCCGCGAAGTGATCCGCCGCTGCGAAGTGGCCGAGCTGGCCCCGCTGGACCGCAATCTGGAAGAGTACCTGGCACTCAAGTTCAAGCGCGTCGGCAAAGGGCTGGACGAGCTGTTCGACAAAGATGCCTACGACGCCATGCGCAGCCGCCTCACCCGTTCCAAGGGCGCAGGCAAGGCTGTGTCGATGGTGTATCCGCTGGTAGTGAACAACCTGGTGACATCCGCCCTGAACCTTGCCGCCGAGATCGGCGCAGACAAGATCAGTGCAGACGTCATCAGGGAACTGTGAAGGAGATCGCCATGATCGACCACGCCCCAAGGATCCTCGCCGAGCAACAAGCCCAGCGCGAGAACATCGTGATGGAAGACCTCGAACGCCGCAGCGCACCGCTGCTGTGGGCGGTCTATCTGGCTGTGCTGGTGCTGTCGCTGGGCTATGCAGCGGAGAGCGTGCAGACGCACATCAAGCACGTCGGTGAGCTGGCCAGCCAGGGCGAAGCCTTCGCCCAATGCCTCAACGGCCGCACCTACAAGATCGACAACGTCGTGGTGCGTTGCGACGTGCAGGAGCGCCAGCTGGTGGCCGGGATCGGGGGTGCACGATGACAACCGCGATGGAATTCCCGCGCCGCTACCACGGGGCCACCCGTTTCGAGATCGCCAGCCAGGCGGATCGCTGCGTGACATGGTTGCAGGTGAACGGCTTCGAGGTGCTGCGCATCGAAGCATCGCGCATCACCATCAAGGCCAGTCCGCTGTGCGAGAAACTCGAAGGCGTGGTGGATGGCTTCGAGTGCATCAAGAAGCGCACCCGCCGCTACAAGATGGTCAGCCGCTTCGACTGCGCCGTGGTGTGGGAAGTGCCCGCGCCCAAGGCAGATAGCGCGGTCGTATCGGTCATCAAGCGCTTGTGGCGCAGGATCGGCGGTGCAGCATGAGCCGCGTCATCGACCTCGCCCAATACGACGTGCTGACCTCGTTGCGAAACAAGGTGGCCGCAGCGGTTGCAGCCAACAGCCCGGAAGACACGCACCGCACGCTCGGCATGGTGCAGGGCTATCTGATCGGCCTGCATACCGCTGGCGAGATCGACATCAATGATGTCCGGTCGCTGGAAGCCGAGACGATGGCCAACGTTAACTTCCTGCTGAACGCACGGAAAGGCGCACATGCCAACTGATCTGAAAAGCGAGATCCTCGCCAATCTGGAAGGCAGCAGCGCCAGCCGCCCGGTGGACACCGCAGTGCTGGCAAAAGGCCATCATCGCAGCCATGTTGAGGCTGCGCTGATGGCGCTGTACCAGGCACGCCAGATCTACTGCTGCAAGATCATCAAAGGTCAACAGGAGAACGTGGTGTGGTGGCGCGCAGGCACCGTGGCACAACAGACAGAGTTCTACGGCAAGAACAAACCCACCGCACCTGCCCAGCCTCGCAAACGGACACGCCGTATCTCGCCACTCTCCAGCGACGTGCGAGATCTGGTGCGCGCACGTCCAGGCGTGGGGGTGGCTGAAGTGCTGGCGGCCTTCCCTCAGCATGACACCGCTCGTGTCCGCCAGTCGCTCTTCTCACTCAAGCAATGCGGCTACATCCGCTTTGAAGGTGAGCCTAGGAAATTCCGCTACTACCCGGAGGCGGCCAAGTGAACCTCATCTGCCCATGCTGTCAGGCCGTGTACCCCATTGAGGCTGCGCTGAACGACATCGCCGGTCGGCAAGCCATCGCGGCGGCGTTCAAGCTCACCCCATTCGGCGACCTGCTGCTGGGCTACACCCGGCTCTTCACACCACCCAAACGTGCGCTGTCCAACCTGCGCACGGCCAAGTTGATCGAAGAGCTGCTGCCCATGATCCGCGAGGCCAAGATCGAGCGCGGCGGCCGCATCTGGTCTGCCCCGCAGGATTACTGGGCGATGGGGCTGAACGAGATACTGGCCAAGCGCGACAACCTCACCCTGCCGCTCAAAGGCCACGGCTACCTGCTCACCATCATCGCGGGATACAGCGAGAAGGCCGAAGCCAAGAAAGAGGCGCAGATCGAATCGCACCGCGCTGGCCACACGCAAGTGGGCGGCGGTGCACCGGCTGCCGCACCCGTAGCGCAGCCAAGCGCACCCAAACCCCGCAAGCCCATCCCCGCCGAAGTGCTTGCTATGGCCAACACCAAATCATCCAAGACAGGAGGCAACAACGATGGCAACGATTAAACAGCAGGCAGCGCACCAACGCCGCCGCCTCAAGGCAATCAGAGCAAAGCTGGCTGACATGTCAGCCGACTGGGGCGATGTGGATGGCTACTTCGAGAGCCGGTTGGATGAGATCGCAATGGATATCGAAAAGCTCGAAGGCGAAATGACTGGATTCACCAACGAAGGAGGTAGTGATGGCAACCAATGACCAACTCTTAACCCTGCTCAGCCACCACATCGGCAAAGGCAACGGCATCGGCGTTAAACAGATCGCGCAGCAGCTCAGCATCAAAGAGCGCCAGGTGCGCACGCTGGTGAGCAACCTGCGCGACGACGGCAACGCCATCTGCGGCACGCCCAAGCACGGCTACTACGTGGCCGCCACTGCTGCCGAACTGGATGAGACCTGCACCTTCCTGCACAACCGCGCCATGCACAGCCTCACCCTGCTGTCGCGCCTGCGCCGCATCTCGCTGCCCGATCTGCTGGGGCAGCTTCACGTACCGACGTGAGGGAGAACAACGATGACTATCACTATCGCCTCCCATTGGATACCACTCGCCATCACGCTCACCGGCTTGTTCTGGGCGCTGTTCATCGTCGATGACGGCGGCGGCATGTTCAGCGGCATCGGCAACCTGTTCGCACTCATCCCAGTCAGCGTCGTAAGCGCCATCGCTTGGATCGTCTGGGCAATTTTCAAATAACCAACAGCAAGGAGAACCACCGTGCCAACCATGCAAGAGATCGAAACCCAAGCCAAGACCCACGCCGCTGCGCGCCTGGCACTGACCAACCACGTCGCTCTGCTCAATGCAGAGATGGATGCCGTTAAACGGAAGCGCCTGAAGAAGCTGCGCGAGCTGGTGGCCAACGCCGTCTCGACCGGCGACGAGCTGCTGGATCTGGTGAAGGAATCGGCGGCGCTGTTCAAGAAGCCGAAGTCCGCCGTGCTGCACGGCATCAAGCTGGGCTTCAAAAAACTGCCAGGCAAGATCGACATCGCCGATCCGGACCAGACCATCAAGCTGATCAAAAAGCACTTCCCCGAGCTGGCCGAGAACCTGATCGCCACCAAGGAAGCGCCCAGCAAGGAAGGGCTGAACACTTGCGACGCCACCACCCTCAAGAAGGTCGGCGTCACCGTCACCAGCGATACCGATGTCGCGTTCATCACCGATCCGGCCAGCGAAGTGGACAAGATCGTCGATGCCCTGCTCAAGGGCGCTATGGATGAGGTGGCAGCATGAACTTCTACGACATAGTGGAACACATCGAACAGCAACACGACTTCTCCCTGCGCACCTTCGGCCCCGGTGCACGCACCAAGGGTTTGATCGACCACATCAAGAAAGAGCTGGTCGAGATTGGAAACGCCCCGACCGACCTGATGGAGTGGGTCGACGTGATCCTGCTGGGCATTGATGGCGCATGGCGTGCAGGACATGAGCCGCAGCAGATCGCGCAAGCGCTGCACGACAAGTTGGAGCGCAATAAGGCACGAGACTGGCCGGACTGGAAAACTGCCAATCCAGACAAGGCAATCGAGCATGTGCACATAGAGCGGCCGATGTCCTTCACCGTCCAAGAACTCCGCCCCGAAGTACTCGCCTTCGCGCTGTTGATGGAAGCGCGCCTGCGTGAGAAGGATGAAGACAAGGGGATGTCGTACAAAAGCCTAACCCGCACCGAACTTGAAGTGCACGCCAGCGTGAAAATGTGTGCTTTCGCCGCTCCTATCTCAGAACAAACAGCAGCCCGGCACGCCGTCGACCTCGCCAACTACGCCATGATGATCGCAGACGTGGCCGGTGCGCTGGATGAGGCTGTCGAGATCATCAACGGGGAGCCACAGCACTGATATGAGCCAATCCCGCAAACACTCCGCCTACGAGGCCATGATCAACGTGGTGGTCGGCTTCAGCATCAACTTCCTGCTCAACATGCTGGTGTTCCCGCTGTTCGGCTGGCAGATCAGCGCCGCGCAGAACTTCGCCCTGGGCGTGATCTACACCGTCATCAGCATCGCCCGCAGCTACACCCTGCGCAGGGCGTTCAACCGCTGGCACGCTTACCAACGGAGGCAGGCATGAGCAAAGCGATCATCGAGAAGATCCTGAAGTGCCTGGCGCTGGCGAAGTCCAGCAACGAGCATGAAGCAGCTGTCGCGCTGCGCCAGGCGCAGAAGCTGATGCAGGCGTATGGCATCACCGATCTGGACATCGAGCATGCGGACATCCAGGAGGAAGGTGCGCACGCAGGGGCAGCCAAAAAGCCTGCGAGCTGGGAATGTGAGTTGGCTGATCGCGTGGCCAATGCTTTCGGATGCTCGGTCTATCTGGCTGTCGGCTGGAATGGTGGTCGACGGATGTTCGTTGGCACATGGATGTTTGTCGGCGCTGCGCCATCTGCAGAGATCGCACGCTATGCATTCGAGGTGATGTTCCGCCAGGTGAAGTGCGCCCGTGCCAACCACATCAAGACGGCGCTGAAGCGCTGCACCACCACGCGTACCCGCCGCGCCGATCTGTTCTGCGAGGGCTGGGTGATGACGGCGACCGCGCTGATCGAACGCTTCGCCGGGAACGTTGAAACGCAAGCCCGCATCACTGCGTACCTGGAACACAAGCACCCCAACATGCAATCCAGCAGTACGACGAACCGCAATGCCGGGCGCAATCTGTCCGAGCGCGACTACGGCGATCTGGTTGCTGGCCACCGTGCCGGAAAGTCAGCCCAGCTTAATCACGGCGTGAACGGCGCGGCCGCACCGCTGGCGCTGGAGTAGTCATGCCCACCCGCCGCCCCAACAAATACCCATCCCGCTACGCCGAGCAGAAGCGCGAGATCCAGCTCATCAAGATCGCGCAGAAGCAGCTGGGCATGGAAGACGATGCCTATCGCGCCATGTTGTGGTCGGTGGCGCGGGTGAAGAGCAGCACCGAGCTGGACTTTGCAGGGCGCAAAAATGTGTTGGCGCATATGGAAGCGTGCGGCTTCAAGCGCACCAAGCCACAGCCGCGCAAGCTGGCTGATGATCCGCAGAGCAAGATGATCCGCGCGCTGTGGCTGCAGCTGCACGAGGCGGGCAAGGTGCGCAATCCTTCCGAGTCGGCGCTGGCCGCTTTTGTGAAGCGCCAGACCAAGCGTGATGATCTGCACTGGCTGAACAGCCGCGAGGCGTCGGCGCTGATCGAGGAATTGAAGAAATGGCTGGCACGCTAGTCACGCTGGAAGAGGCGGACATCAGCATCCTGCCGCCGTTCGCGCAGGAGCTGGTGGGCATGATCGGCCTGTCTGCCACGCTACGCCTGATCGAGATGCGTCCGGGCATCCCGTTCTATGTGCCGACCGAGATGCGTGCGGATCACTGGTTGGCCGTTGAGCTGGGCATGAAGCACGCCACGATCCTGGTGAAGAACTTCCCCGGACTCACCATCACCCCACCGAACTGCAAACTGGCACTGGTGAAGATCCGCCAGGGACAGATCCTGCACAGCCGCCGTGCCGAGGGCTACACCCAGACCGAAGCGGCAAGGCTGCACGGCGTCACACCAAGGTGGGTGCGCAGACTGGAATCGAGAGAGGAAGAAGAGGATCGGAACGGGAGCCTGTTTTAAGCGCCTTGGAGGCGCTAATGGCTACGATGGCACGGAACAGGAGGCGCGAAACGCGTCAAGGGCTTTATAAAGCGTTTTATAAACACATTGAGACCCAGTGCAGGATGCGCATTTAGCGTTTTGGTTTTGGATGGGTATCTGATAGGCTGGAAAAAAGAGAGGGGATGGATGATGAGAAAAGCACCGTGGCCAGACTTCGCAGGAAATGACATTCACGAGGGTGATACGATCAAGCATCCATCTGAGCAGCAGGGAAAGGTTGTTTTTCTGGAACATGAAACAGACCCCGCAGATCAATGGCGCGTAGATTACGGTGATACCTATCTATCACGCCTATGCCTACAGATCGGCGACAAGGGGATGGCAGTAGTGATGCCAGGCTAACCGAATCCACCACCCCACCCACCAGCCCCGCCCCTCGCGGGGCTTTTTGTTTCTAGCGGAACCCGTTCCGGCTTAACCGCCTCTCTCGCCATCCCCAGAATGGCGACATGGCATCCAAATCCAAGACAACCAAGACGCAGCAACCCGGCATCGGCATCGCCGTGTGTTCGCTTGCGCTGAACGATGCGGGCGAGCTGCAGCTGACACCGGCCGGCAAGTTCCGTGGCATCGATGGTCGCCCGAACGATGCGGAGGCTTGGTACATCGACGCCGATCTGGCTGCCAAGGTGATTGCGTTCAATTCGTCGCGCAATATCGACCTGGTCATCGACTACGAACACCAGACCCTGAACAAGGAAAAGAACGGTCAGCCTGCACCGGCTGCTGGATGGTTCGGCGGTGCCGATCTGATCTGGCGCGAGGGCGAAGGCTTGTTCGCCAAGGCTGACCTGACGCAGCGCGCACAGGACCACATCGCTGCCAAGGAATACAAATATCTGTCGCCGGTCTTCTACTACAAGAAGGGCACCGGCGAGATCCTCGGGCTGCATTCCGCCGCTCTGACCAACACACCGAACATCGATGGCATGCACGAGCTGGCCATCGCTGCCGCCAGCGCCGAGCTGGATCAACTCACCAACCAACAGGAGTCCAACATGAAAATCGAAGAGCTGCTGGAGCGTATCCGCTACCTGCTGAACCTGCCCGCATTGGCAACGCCGGAAGAGACCGCTGCCGAGTTGCAGAAGGCTGTCGATCTGATCAAGAAAGGTTCGGCTGAAGAAGTCGCTGCCAACACACTCGGTGTCGTGGGTGTGATGCAGGCGCAGAGCGCGCAGATCGCCGCCCTATCTGCTGCCACCCCAGACTTGTCCAAGTTCGCCCCGGTCGAAGCCATGCAGGCGCTGCAAGTCGAACTGGCTGCACTGACTGCTGCGAACCAAGAGCGTGAAGTGGATAGCGTGGTCACTGCCGCATTGAGCGCCAGCAAGCTGCTGCCCGCCCAAGAGAAGTGGGCGCGTGATCTGGGCAAGACCAACATGGCTGCGCTGAGTGCGTATCTGGAAAGTGCGCCGCAGATCGACGCGCTGACCGCTACGCAAACCGGCGGCAAGAAACCGGCAGGCGAACCGGAAGGCGAGCTGAGCGAAGCGCAGCTGGCGATGTGCACGGCCACCGGCGTTGATCCGGAAGCCTTCAAGAAGACGCTGGCTTCCCAGTCTCAAACCTAATTGTTTCAAACCATTTGCGTGGCAAGTTCGCCTGCAAATAACTGACCCGAACAAAGGAGAAAGCTATGCCCCTTACTGCTGATCGAAACACACAAATGAAAGACGCCGAGCTGGTCGCCGTACCGCTGGCCGCCGTGAAGGTTTTCGCGGGTTCGCTGGTGGCCGCTAATGCTGCCGGCTACGCCACTCCCGGTGCTGCCGGTACATCGCTGACCTATTTGGGACGCGCTGAAGAGACCGTGGACAACTCTGGCGGTTCTGCCGGTGACCTGACTGTGCTGGTGCGCCGTGGCAAAGCGTTCAAGTTCGCCAACAGCTCTGGCGATGCAGTGACGCAAGCCAGCATGGGCAAGCTCTGCTACATCGAAGACGACCTGACCGTGGCCAAGACCAACGGCAACGGCACGCTGTCACCTGCCGGTGTGGTGGTAGGTGTGGAAAGTGATGGCGTGTGGGTCGCCGAGGCTGGCAGCAAGAGCCTGACCGCCACAGCTGCGCTGGACTATGCCTCCATCGCGGCCGCTGCCAGCGAAGACCTGACCATCACCGTGGCTGGCGCTGCAGTCGGTGATGCGGTTGAGCTGGGTCTGCCTGCCGCGCCGACTGCCGGTCTGGTGTTCAACGCGTTCGTGTCCGCCGCCAACACGGTGACGGTGCGCGCCACCAACATCACCGCAGGCGCAGTGGATGCGGCATCCGCCACTTACCGCGCAACCGTGCACAAGGCGTAAGCCGAGCGCCACCCCATTAATTCAACAAGGAGAGTCGCATGAAAACAGTTAAATCTTTCGCGTGGTTGATCGGTGCAGCGCTGCTGGCCGTCGCCACATTGTCCGTGGGTTCGCCCATGCAGCCCGGCTTGATCAATGCCGATGTACTCGGCAATGGCGCGCTGGGCTTCGCGATGGGCGGCATGATCGTCAACCGCGACAACATCGCCAACCTGTTCGTCAGCCTGAAGACGTCGTTCAACAATGCATTCAGCGCGGTTGTAGCCGTTTGGCCTGATATCGCCATGAAGGTGACATCGACATCCGGTGCCAACGATTACAAGTGGCTGAGCAAATTCCCCAAGATGCAGCGCTGGGTCGGGGACAAGAAGATCAAGTCGCTGGAAGCCTTCAAATATTTGGTTGAGAACGAAGACTTTGAGGCAACAGTAGAAGTCGATCGCAACGATGTCGAGGATGACATCCTGGGCATCTACAGCACACAGGCGCAGGCCGCTGGCGAGTCTTCTGCGCAGCTGCCAGACGAGTTGGTGTTCGAGGCGGTCAACGGCGCATTCACCGGCTTGTGCTTCGATGGCCAGTTCTTCTGCGACACCGATCACCCGGTGACCAACCCTGCAACCGGCGCAAAAGAATCAGTATCCAACAAGGGCACAGCAGTGCTGTCTGCTGCAACGCAGGCGTTGGCACAGGCCAGCTTGGGTGCGGCTGCCACGGCGATGGGCTTGTTCAAGGATGACGAAGGTCGCCCGCTGAACGTGACGCCGGTCATCCTGTTGGTGCCTGTTGCACTGCGCGACGTGGCCAACACGCTGTACACGGCAGATCGTCTCGAAGACGGCAAGGCCAACCTGTACAAGGGCATGTTCAAGCCTGTCGTATCTCCGCGCCTGACATCCAGCACTGCATGGTTCCTGCTGGATACCACCAAGGTCATCAAGCCATTCATCTACCAAGAGCGTAAAGCGCCGGTGTTCGTCGAGCAGACCGACGCGCAGTCTGATGATGTGTTCAAGCGCAAGATGTTCAAGTTCGGCGCAGAAGCCCGCGCAGCTGCCGGTTACGGTTTCTGGCAGACCTGCTACGGCTCTACCGGCGCAGGCGGCTAACAAGTTATGGATTGAGGTGGCTGGAGCGAAAGCTTCAGTCCCCCATAGCGGGAGCATGCCCTGGCAGCATCGAGTTGTCTGACATGCAGGGCCACCGGGGTATCTCGTAGGCCACTTCAATCCACCCTTCTTAATTTTTGGAGATGATCATGGCAAAAACAACCCCCAGTAAATCCACAGCGAAACCCAGCGCGGATGCAGCGGCCAAGGCTGCTGCCGAGAAGGTGAAGGCGGATGCAGCAGCTGCACAGGCTGCTGCAGACGAGAAGGCCAAGGCGGACGCTGAGGCTGCACAAGCGGCTGCAGACGAGAAGGCCAAAGCCGATGCAGCTGCTGCACAAGCTGCTGCTGATGAGAAAGCCAAAGCCGATGCAGAAGCCAAGGCACTGGCCGAAGCCACCAAGCCAACCGGCAAGGTGCCCGCGCTGCGTGTGACTGCAAGTCGTGACGGTTTCCGTCGCGGTGGCCGCGCCTGGAACAAGGGCGAGAACATCGTGCCGGTGTCTGAGCTGACCGATGAGCAGATCAAGCAGATCAAAGGCGAAGACAAGCTGACGGTCGAAGAGATCGAGATCGCTGCGGAGTAATCGATGACCTACGCCACGCAATCCGATCTGGAAACCCGCTTCAGAAATCAGGAGCTGATCGAGCTGACTGACGAGGCCAGTACCGGCGAGATCGATGCGGCGGCGATGGCGGTGGTGTTGGCCGATACCGATGCGGAGATCAACGGCTATCTGGCCAGCCGCTACTCGCTACCGCTGACGCAGACATCACCGGAGTTGGTTCGCCTGGCATGCGATATCGCCCGCTATCGGTTGTATGACACCAATGCAACCGAGCAGGTGAAGGCACGCTACGACGACGCGATCCGCAAGCTGCGCGATGTGTCCGCCGGAAAGGCTTCACTGGGTATCGATGAGGCCAGCCAGCCGGTGAAGGTGGCCGGCGGCGCTTCGATCAGTTCTGGCGGGCGTGACTTCAGCCGTGCTAACCGGGCGATCAGCTGATGCTGCTGCTACCCATCGTCACTCAGCTCAAGGCCATCGAGACCGACGGAGCGAAGGAATTCCGCAAGGTTGAGACGGCGGCGAACTTCGCGGCGGCGCGGGATGACCAGAAGAACACGCCATCGGCATATGTGTTGCCGATGAGCGATACGGCCGGGGCGAACAGCCTCGGCGGTGGCGCGATCTTGCAGCCGGTGAAGGAGCGCTTCGGCGTGGCGCTGGCGGTGAGCAATCTGCGTGATGCGTCCGGTGTGGCGGCGCAGGTTGAGTTTGAGCGCTTGCGCCGGCTGGTGATCGATGCGCTGCTGGGCTATGTGCCTGCCGAGGGCTACGAGCCGGTCGAGTATGCCGGTGGCGGTCTGCTGGCGCTGACGCCGGGTGTGTTGTGGTGGCAGCTGGTGTTTTCAACCGGCTACATAGAGAGGAGCTACTGATGAACGAATTCAAAGACGAACACAGCGGCAAGGGCGGATCTTATGTCGTTCGTGCGGGTGGTAAGCGTGAGCTGCAGGAACGTAGCGGGCATGTGGTACCGCCTGTGCAGCCTGCGGCACCTGCTGCAGCCAAATCAACCAAATCCCCCAAGGGGAAGGGAGTAAACAATGCCTAGTCCAGTCGATATCCGCCAGTGGAAGAAGAAGGCTGTTCTGTTCAGCTTGGAGGCTGCCTATAACGATGGTGTGGCCCTGACTGGTGCAGATTGGTTCGAGGCGCGCAATGTGGTGCTGACGCCTATCGAGGTTGAGAGCGAAGACCGCAACATCGAACAGCCTTACATGGGTAACAGCGGCAAGCTGATCACTGCGATGCGTAAGAAGCTGGCGTTTGATGTGGCGCTGGCAAATTCTGGTATCGCGGGTGTGGTGCCGAAGATCGGCAAGCTGCTGCGTGCGTGCGGCTTTGCAGAGAACATCAACGAAGCGGACGGTGGCACGGCCACCGCTGGCGGTGCATCGACGGCCACGCTGGCCGCGACGGCATCTGTTGTTGATGATGCCTACAAGGATATGTCGATCACGATCACGGCGGGCACAGGTGTCGGTCAAGTGCGGGTGATCTCTGGCTATGTGGGCGCGACGAAGGTGGCGACTGTCAGCGAGGCATGGGCAACGGTTCCGGATGTTACGTCGGTCTATTCCGTGCGCGACAAGGTGGTGTATTCGCTGATATCGGAAACATTCGAGTCGGGTGTGTTCTACGTGAACATGGATGGTGTGCTGCACAAGGGCCAAGGCTCTCGCGGGGCACCTTCTTTCAATTTGGATGCCAAGTCATCCGCGAAGATGCGTGCGGATCTGATGGCGCTCTATATGTCACCAACGGATGCTGCGCCGCCTGTGGTCGACCGCACGGGTTGGCCGTATGAGAAGCCGGTGAATGCGGCGAACACGCAAGTGTGCACGGTCAACGGTGTGAACAGCTTCTACTCGAAGTTCAGCGTGAACCCGGCGTATCAGGTGGCACACGGCATCTATGCCGGTGGCTATGAAGAGATCAAGATCGGTAGCCGCCAGCCGTCTGCCTCGATCTCTGTGCTGGCCGAGTTGCTGGCGACCTTTGACCCGTATGCGCTGATCGAAGCGCAAACGAGCATCCCGCTCCAGGTCATCCACGGCACGTTGCCAGGCGGGAAGGTGCAGATCGATCTGAAGACCAAGATCATCAGCGCCAATGAAATCGATATCGATGGCTCTGTTGGCTATGACTTGAGCTTGTCTCCCGACCCGGTCACTGGCGACGACGAGATCACCATCACTTTCCTTTGAGGTAAACCATGAGCGATAAGAAGAACCATCCCCTATTTGTGATCGATGCCGATGGCCCGGTGAAATGGCCGGTGCTGGTACGCATCCCTGCTGACGGCGGCGAGTTCGCCCTCTTTCAGTTCACCGGCGTGTTCAAGCGGATGAGCGAGGAGGAGTACGAGGCGATCATGGCCACTCGGAAAGAGAAGCTGCCAGAGATCGGTTCGGCTGAACAGGTTGAGTTGATCGCCGGCAAGTCTCGTGCCGAGCTACTGGAAGAGAACGCTGCGCTGTTTCCGCAGCTGATGACGGGCTGGGAGGATGTGCGCGATGCGACCGGCACGGAGGTGGCATTCACGCAGGCGGTGTTGCATAAACAGATCACCGGCGTGAACGGCATGCATCTTTCTGTGGCGCTGTGGACTGCGATCCACGAGATCCGCAATGGGGCGCGCCTGGGAAACTGAGGGCGGCCGCCGAACATTGGGTAGCTGATCGGTTCGGCGGTCGCGATGAGTTGGATGACGATCTGAAGATCATGGGTCTGTCAGACCAGGTTAAACGCAACACTGATGCACCGTTCATCGTATGGCTTGAGAACGCCCCCATCGTAAAAGCATTCCTGGCGCTTGAGTCGTGCTGGGGCTGGGGCCAGATGATGGATGGTACAGAACGCATGACGCTCTATCCGGAGCGCATCAAATCCACGCTTGAATTGCTCTCTATCAAGCGCCGTGATTGGGAAACTGTCTTTGACGGGTTAAAAGTCATGGAGCTTGCCGCACTGAAAAAACTTCACACCACCAGTTAGGGCGGAACCCGTTCCGCCTTAACTGGCATCCCGCGCGCGCGTAGATTCGCCACATGCGTGCACAAGCAAACAATTCCCCCCGAGGCATCCCATGAGTGAACTGACGTTCGGGATGCGTCTCACCTATGACGGCAAGTCTGCTGGAGCCGGACTGGAAGAGACACGCGCCAAGTTGGATGGGTTAACGAACTCGTCCACCAAGCTGGCCGCACAGAACCGGATGCTCGGCCAGACTTACAAAGAGCACGGCAAAGAAGTGCAGGACACCGAGCGCGGCGTGAAGCAGCTGCTCGACCGCTACGACCCATTGGGCGCAAAGCTGCGCCAGCTGCAGGACGATTTCAAGAAGCTGAACGCTGCCGCCGCCGGAGGCAAGATCGCTGCCGGTGACGATGCGCGCACGGATCTGGCCTACGCCAATATCCAGAAGCAGATGACGGCCGCCAGCGCCGCGACCGATGTCCATACAGTTTCCACCAACCGGCTCGCCTTATCTTCCAAGCAACTGGCTCAGGCTAACCGTCAGCTGCCGATGCAGTTCACCGATATCTGGGTGAGTCTGGCCGCCGGACAGTCTCCCATGATGGTGATGTTGCAACAGGGTACGCAGATCAAGGATTCGTTCGGCGGGATAGGCCCCGCACTGCGCGCGATGGGCGGGTATATGCGCGGGCTGGTCAATCCAGTCACGCTCGTGACCGGCGCTTTGATCGCTGGTGGCGTGGCTTGGTACAACTGGGGAGAAAGCGCCCAGGAGGCGATGGATAAAGCTTCGGCACGATTGAAAGAGGCCGAGAAAGACGCCAAGGCTGCTGCGGGCGGTCGCCAGAGAACAACTGCCGAACAAATCAAGGCGCTGGAAGGCAAGCGTGATGGCGTGACTGGTCAGCTTGAGGCTGCACAGAAGCGCTTGGCAGGGGTGAACTATAAAACCGATGCCCTGTTGGCGCAGGCCATTGGCCAAGAGGTGTCGGCCCGCAAGCAAGAACTCTTTGACTATGAGAAACAGATCGCCGACCTGAAGAAACGGCAGGCGGAGGAAGAAAGCAAGCCGGGGAAGAAGAAAGAAAAGCAGGACACCGCATTCCTGGACGCGCTGCAGCGCGAGTCCGACATCTACGGCATGACTGCCGGGCAAATCAAGATCTACGAAGCGGCCAAGCGCGGCATCACCGGCGTGCAGATGGAGCAAGTGATCGCGCTGGCCGAGGAAAAAGATGCGCAGGATGCCGCTGCCGTGGCGGCCAAAGAAAACGCCAAAGCCATCGAAGAAGCGAACCGCATCCTGGCGAACTTGGATCCAATCCATAAGGCTACTGCAGAGTGGACGAAGCTGGTCGATCTGCATGCTCGTGGCCTGCTCACCGAAGAGGAGATGGCCACTAAATACACATCCGCAATGGACGGCATCGTCAAGCAGACCGACAAGGCCGCTGCCGGCATGTCCGACATCTGGAAGAACTACCGCGACAGCACGCAGCGCGTGTTGGGCGATCAGATGTTCGACGCGATGATGGGCAAGTTCTCCAGTCTGGAGGATGCATTCAAGCAGATGATCTTCCGCATCGCGGCCAACGCAGCTGCGGCGAATCTGACCGAGAAGCTGTTCGGCTCCGGCAAAGGCGGTGACAGCGGCGTCCTCGGCAGCATTGCGAAGGCGTTCGGCTTTGCCAATGGTGGCGCGTTCGGTAGTGGCGGCATGGTGCCATTCGCGAACGGCGGTGCATTCGGCGACGGGATGGTGCTGAATGGCCCGAAACCGTTCCTGTTCGGCAACGGCGGGTCGTTCAATATGGGCGTGGCCGGCGAGGCTGGGCCAGAAGGCGCACTGCCATTGAAGCGTATGTCCAACGGCAAGCTGGGTGTGTATGCAGATGGTGGTGGCAGCGGTGGCTCGCAGATCGTCATCAACGACCACACCACCATCAACGTCGATGCGCGCTCTGACCGTGCGCAGGCGCTGCAGGAGATCTCGCAGCTGATCGATAACAAGCAGGCGCAGATGATCGAGATCTTGCGTCGCCAGAAAGCGATCGCATGATCGTTAATTTCCCCGCCACTTTGACATTAGTGACCGGCGTGGAATGGGGCCGGTTGCATCGCGATCTGGGCTTCGATTCGATCTTCGGTAGCGGCTCGGCTGAGCTGGCGCATCCGGTGTGGACGGCGTTGCTTACACCTGCGCGCTTCAGCCGTGCGGAATATGCCGAGTGGGAGGCGTTGTTGCTGTCGATGGAAGGCCGCAAGAACCAGCTGGCGCTGTGGCATCTGGATCGCCCTGCGCCGCGCGGCACGATGCGCGGCACGATGGTACTGAACGGTGCGCATGCCTATGGCGACGACGTGCTGAATATCAGCGCGGGCGCGGGCGAGGCAGGCAAGACGCTGCTGGTCGGCGACCATTTGGGCTTGGGCAGTGGCACGACCCAGCAGGTGTTCAAGGTGGCGGCCGACGCCACGGCTGATGTGAACGGCGATATATCGGTGTCGGTGCGCTCTGTGTTACGCAACGCCTTCGACACCGCTTCGCCCGTCACCTGGGACAAGCCGGCCGCGCTGTTCAAGCGCGTGGATTCGCGCATGAGCATGAAGCATGCGCGCGGCGGGGTGGACGGCACGCCGCTGGATCTGGTGGAGGATTGGAATCCGTGACCGCGAAGCTGGATGCCGAACAGCAGACGGTGATGGAGCAGGCGCACGTCAAGTTCGTCTATTTCATCGAATTCCATTTTGCCAGCCTGGTGTATCGCGCTTCCACGCTGGGCGTGAACGTGAGCTGGGGCGGTTATGAGTGGGTGGGGATGGGTAACATCGGATCGTTCTCGCCCATCGACGAATCACAGGGCACGGCGGCGGCATCGATCACCTTCGAGATGAGTCTGGCCGACACCAACTTCGTCGCTTTGGCTGTGGGTCCGGCAGAGGAAGTGCGTGGCCGCGATGTGGTGATGTATTTCTGCCCGCTGGACAATAACTACCGTCTGGTCGGTACGCCGAAACAATGCTGGCGCGGCACGATGAACCCGCCGACTGGCGGCATCAGCGGCAAGAATGATGAGGCGATCGGCAGCCTGCAGATGAAATGCGAGACCTCGGCCTACGGCCTGAAGCGCAACCCCGCGCTGCGCCTGAACGCGGCCCAGCAAAAACAGCGCTATCCCAACGACACCTCGCTCGACCGCATGACCCGCCTGATCGGCAAGCAGGTGCCGTGGCTGTCCAAGAAATTCCAGCGCCGATGAACACGCTGCCCGACTACATCGCCGGCCACCTGAACGCCCCCTTCCAGTGGGGCGTGAACGACTGCATGACCTTCGCCATCGGCTGGGTGCAGATCGCCACCGGCAAGCAGCATCTGCCGGATGAGCTGTGGCAGACCGAGCTGCAGGCCGCGCGCGTGATCAAGCAACACGGCGGGCTGGTGGCCGCGCTGGATGCGCACTTCCCGCAGATCCACCCGAACTACGCCAAGGATGGCGATCTGGCCATCGCCGACGGCGTGGTGTCGCTGGTGAGCGGCGCGCATCTGGTTGCACCAGGCGCGGATGGCTTGGTGTTCCGCCCGCGTACGGAGGCAGATCATGCGTGGTCGGTTTAGTCTTTTTGTCGGTCTGCTGCTGGTGTCCACAGCGGCGCTGGCCATGCCGCAGGCACTGGTGTATGCCGGTGCCTGGCTGCTGAGCTACGGCACAGCGTTGTCGGCGGCGGGCTGGGCGGTCGGTATCGGTCTGGTGGTGGGCGGCTCGGTGTGGGGGCAGTCTCTCCAGCGCAAGGCGATGCAGGAGCAAGAGGCCGCTGCGCGCGCGGCCTACAACGCCTCACTCAAAGACCGCACCGCCACCGTCATCACGTCCGAGCATCCGCATGTGTATGTGTACGGGCAATCGGTGGTGGTGGGTGTGCGCGTGGTGGACGTGCTGACCAGCGGTGATCGCGACCAGTATCACCACCTGGTGTGCGTGGTGGCCGACCATGAGAGTGATGCGATCCTGGACGTGGCCATCAACGACAAGTGGTTGGGCGCGCTGGATGCCAACGGGAATGTCACAACAGGCGAATATCTGTACGGTGAGCCGGTAGACGTCACCGAATACAAGAGCGGCACCGTGTTCACCTTGGCATATACGCCCAAGGCAGGCGGTCTGCGCATCACCTATTGGGAAGGCTCTGCCGATAACGGCACACAGCGCAACATGCCCTATACGCTGGTCGGTGCAGTGGTCACTGTCTCTTCCTCGCACGCCTTCACCTGCAGCTACCAGCGGACAAAGTACACGCCACGCGTCCGCGTGAGGCAGCGCCTGGGCGCACCCGCCACGCCCGCCGACGCGCTGACATTGGCCGAGATCGCCGCATCGCCAACCCCCTCCCAATACACGTCCACCTGCACGATGGACGAGAAGACCGGCCTGATCATTCGTCTCGATCTGGACCATGCGGAATTCCAGGGCGGTTTGCCCTCGATCAAAGTGAAGATGAACGGCAAGAAGGTGCACGACGTGCGCGACCCGGCTTGGCCGGACGATGTGCCGGCAGTCTCCAGCAATAACGCGCTGTGCATCGCCGACTATCTCACCAGCGAGATGTGCCGTGTGCCGGTGACCGATCTGCCGCAGGCCGACTACATCGCAGCCGCGAACGCCTGCGATGCGCTGATCAACATCGGCGGGCAGATGCTGCCGCGCTACACACTCAATGGCACGGTGCGCTCCGATCAGGATCGCGGGCAGGTGCTGGAGTCGATGGCATTGAGCATGGCCGGTTCGATCTGTCCCACCACCTGGAGCATCCATGCGGGCGTGTGGGAAGCGCCGGTGATGGCGCTGACACAGGACGACATCTGGGGCGACTTCAACTTCAACCCCGGCGTCGACGATGCGGATCTGTACAACGGCATCAAAGGTCAATTCGTTAGCGCCGCCAACCTGTGGGTCGCCACCGATTACAAGCCCTACCGGAACACGGCCTACGTCACTGCAGACGGCGGTCGTGAGTTGTGGAACCCCGTCGACTTCCATTTCACGGATGATCTGCAGCGCGTGCATAACCTTTGCCGCATCCTGACCGAAGACCATCGCAACGCGTTCTCCATCGAGGGGTATTTCAGCTTCAAGGCATGGGACCTGCCACAGGAAGGCAAACGTGTCACCTTCACCAGCCCGTTCCTTGGCCAGACCACCAAGATCTATCGCGTGGTGGCCAAGAAGGTCGGCCTGAAGCAGCTGGTGTGGCTGAAGATGAAAGAAGACGCCGCGACCATCTGGGACTCGGCCGACGCGGTGACGCCGGACAGCACGCCCAACACCGACCTGCCCGACCCCTTCGCTATCGCGCCACTCGAATCCATCACCCTGGCATCCGGTACCGACCATCTGCAGCGCAATAGCGACGGCACCATCACCTCGCGGATCTATGCGAGCTGGCCGCTGCCGACCACGCAGGGCGTGGTGCATGGCGGCTATGTTGAAGTGGAGTGGCGCACATCAGGTGAAGGTGCATGGAACAAGGTGCAGGTCACCGGCGACGACACCGATGTGTATCTCTCGCCCGTGAAAGACCTCATCTATTACCAGGTGCGGGCGCGCACGGTGAACCCGGTGTTCAACCTGAAGAGCATCTGGCTGTATGCCGATCATCTGGTGATCGGCAAGACTGTGCCGCCCACGGCTGTCTCAGCCATCACCGCCACGCCGACCTTGCTCAACGTCGTGCTGACATGGGAAGAGATCGCCGACCCTGACCGCAAGGATTACCTGATCGCCGACGACACCGGCGGCGGGCTGGTGTGGAACGTGTATGCCGGCGCGCAAGCCAAACTTCCGCCCGCCAGCGCCGGGCTGCACACCTACCGCATCATCAGCCGCGACACCTCCAAGCTCACCGCGCTCACCGAGGCCACCTGTGACCTCACCATCGAAGCGCCCAGCGCGCCGGTGCTAGCCAGCGCGATAAAGGACGGCATGGTGGACCTTACCTGGAACGACTGTACCGCCACCCATCAGGTGAAGAATTACGAGGTGCGCCACGGGGCGGATTGGGATACCGGAGACTTTGTGGGCCGCGCGGATACCCAGTCGCTGCGCATCACCCCGAACTGGACGGGCGACCGCACGTTCCATGTGCGCGCCACCGACATCGGCGGCAACGCAGGCGCGGTCGGCAGCGTGGTCGTGCCCATCGTGGCGGCCGCTGCACCGGCGCTCACTGCGCAGATCGTTGGTGACCAGCTGCAGCTCGACTGGACGGCACCCACTAGCACCTTGCCGTTGGATATGTACGAAGTGCGCTATGGCGCGAGCTGGGCCGCCGGCACCTCGCTCGGCTTCTTCCGCATCACGCGCCACAGCCTCAAAGCAGTATGGCTCGGCAGCCGCACCTTCTGGGTGGCGGCACGTGACATCGCCGGCAACACCGGCACGCCCGCCAGCGTGGAGGCCATCATCACGGCCGCCGCCGCGCCGGCCATCATCACCGAGGTGATCGACAACAACGTGCTGCTGCGCTGGGGCGCGGTGGCCGGCACGCTGCCTACCACCGGCTACGAGCTGCGCCGTGGCAGCACCTGGGCGAGCGGTGAGCCGATCGGCCAGAAGAGCGGCAGCTTCACCATCGTGTTCGAGACCGCTGCAGGCGTGTACACCTATTGGCTGGCCGCCATCGACACGGCGGGCAATTACGGCACGCCTGGCCAAGTGGTCGCCACCGTCAACCAGCCGCCCGATTACGTGCTCAAGGCAGACTACGACAGCCTGCTCAACGGCACCCTGAGCAACCTCGCGCTGCACGGCGATGTGGACGGCTCGCTGATCGGCCCGGTGAATACCACCGAGACATTCGCCGAGCACTTCACCACCAACAGCTGGACGACGCCACAGGACCAGATCGATGCCGGCTATCCGGTGTATGCCCAGCCGAACCTCTCTCCCGCCTATTACGAAGAGACCATCGACTACGGCACGCTGCTGGCCAGCAACCGCATCACCATCACACCGACAACGCAGGACATGGTGGGTGCTGTGGCCAAGAGCTGCACCATCAGCGTGAGCGACGACGGCGTGAGCTGGACGGACTACGTCGGCACCTGGCAGGTGTATGCCACCGCCTTCCAGTATGTGAAGTTCCGCATCACCTTCACGGCCAGCAACACCACCGACCTGATCGAGTTCAAGGGCGTGAACATCCGCCTCGATTCCAAGCTCAAGACCGTGACCAGGATGGTGAGCTGCGATTCGGCCGATGTGAGCGGCACCGTGGTCTACCTCACCGATGACTGGACCGCCACCGGCAACAAGGTGTTCATCGACGTGGACGCCATCACGCTCACTCCGCAAGGCACCACGCCGGTGACGGCGGTGTATGACTTCACGGATGCACCCAACCCGCTGGAGGTGGCGCTATACCTGTTCGACAACACCGGCGCGCGCGTGTCCGGCAACTGTAGTTTGACCGTTCGAGGATTCTGATATGGCCGACTTAAATAAACCCATCACCACCGATGCCTATACCGCTGTGCTGGCGTCGGTCGTTGAGAACACCGACGCACTGGCGCAGGGGCTGGACCCCGCCGTGGTCACCGTTACCAACCCGCCGACCGGGGCGATCCGCTGGAGAAGCGCATCGAGCAAATGGGAGAAATTCGACGGCACGAGCTGGGCTGATCTGGCCGCCACCTATGCCATCAACATCAGCGGCAGTGCCGACAAGTGGGCCACCGGCCGCACCATCACCTTCACCGGCGCGGCCACCGGCATCAGTGACGCGTTCGACGGCAGCGCGAACATCAGCATCAGCCTCACGCTGGCCACGGTCGCCGCCGCCAAAGGCGGTACCGGGCAGACCAGCTATACCGTCGGCGACATCCTGTATGCATCGGGTGCAGCGGCGCTTTCCAAGCTGGCCGGCGTGGGCACCGGCTACGCGCTGATCAGCGGTGGCGTGGGCGCGGCACCGAGCTGGGGCAAGATCGCGCTGACCACGCATGTGAGCGGTGCGCTACCCGTAGCCAACGGCGGCACCGGCGCGACCGATGCTGCCGGGGCGCGTGCAGCGCTGGGCGTGGATGCCGGAATGGATGTAGGCACGCGCATGGTGTTCAACCAATCGACCCCGCCAACAGGCTGGACGAAGGACACAACAGCCGGACTGAATGACAGCGCGCTGCGCATCGTGACGGGGACGGTGGGTGCTGGCGGTTCGGAGGCATTCACCACGGCGTTCTCGGGCGTGGTGGCTGGGTCGGTGAATAGCGGGGGCGGCGGGACAAGTGGAGCGACGACAATAACGACAGCGATGATGCCGAGTCACAAGCACGACTATGCAATTACCTATAGTGTAGGAAACAGAACCGCCGCTCCTGGTATTGCCGCACCGTCGGCTGGTTATCAAACATCCATCGGCTACGCCAACTCAGCGGGGGCCAATCCCGAGGGCGGCGGCGGCTCCCACACCCACACCACCCCGAACCACACCCACACCTTCACCGGTACGACCAATCTCGCCGTGAAGTATGTGGATTTCATCATCGCTTCGAAGGATTGAATATGGCCAAGATAGACAAGATGATTTGCCCGTTGATGCAGAAGCCCTGCATCGAGGATGGTTCGGTGGTGGAGGGCGAGATGCACGCCTGCCGCTTCTGGGTGTATGTGCAAGGCAAAAACCCGCAGGGCGGCGACATCAAGCAAGGCGATTGTGCCTTTGCGTGGACGCCTGTGCTGCTCATCGAGAACAGTCAGATGCAGCGGCAAACAGGCGCGGCGGTGGAGAGCTTCCGCAATGAGATGGTGAAAGCGAATCAGTCCAGTCAGGACTTGCTGCTGACGGCGGCGGGCTTGGTTAACGGGACGGTGTTGAAGATCGGAGGGAACTGAGATGCGTATAACGATCATTCCTATGGATGGCGTGGTGGGGATCGACGGCGAATTCCGCGAGGTGGCGGGGCTGGCGGCGATGTTCAAAGGCGTGCGGGCGATACAGTGGGGAGAGACAGGCGACAGCGGGCATATTGAGTATCTGGACGGCTCGCCGAACAGCATCGATCTGGTACTGGCCGACCTACAGCCCGCCATCGCAGCCTGGCACGCCCTGACCCCGCCGCCGCCGACCGAAGCCGAGCTGCTGGCCGAAGCCAAACTGGTGCGCACGGCAGGCATCAACACATCCTGCGCCGCCGAGATCACCGGCGGTTTCACCAGCAGCGCACTCGGCGCACCTCACACCTACGACAGCGACGAAACCGACCAGCTCAACCTGATCGGCGCAGTAGGCATGGCCGCCGACATCCCATACAAGTGCGCCGATGCCGCCGGCATCAAAGCCTTCCGCCTCCACACGCCCGCCCAGATCAAGCAAGTGCTGGCCGATGGCGCGATGGTGAAGCTCTTGGCCCTGCAAAAAGCCGCCACGCTCAAGGCGGCGGTGGCGGCAGCAGGGACGGTGGCAGAGGTGGAGGCGGTGGTGTGGTGATGTAAGAAAAGGCGGTGCGACCGTTAAAGTGCACGAACACTCTAACGGCCACCTCCCGCAGATGTAGCCTGCGTTCAGCCAAAGCACCGCACTGCTCGCGAGCAGCGGTCGAAGGCTATCACGCAAGGTGTGGGTTGATGGAAACTGTTAGATGTGGCAGCTGCCACAAGTTGTTGGCCAAGGCCGACTTCAAACGTATAGAGATCAAGTGTCCGCGCTGCGGCACTATGAACCAAGTGAGCGCCACGAGCGCCGAACCTGAACGCCACGGAGCGTCGATCCTTAAAGGAGAGACGCATGAACAATCCGGGCACGTTCTTTAACAACCAGGAAGCATCACCCATCATTCCGTGGCTAGGCGGTAAGCGCAGGCTGGCCGACCGCCTCATCCCGCTTTTCCCGCCGCACGAATGTTATGTAGAGGTGTTCTGTGGTGGCGCGGCGATCTACTTTCTCCGGCCTTCACCAGCTCCGGTCGAGGTGCTGAACGACGTGAACGGTGAGCTGATCAACCTTTATCGGGTGGTGCAGCACCACTTGGAAGAGTTCGTTCGCCAGTTCAAGTGGGCGCTGAGCAGCCGTCAGGTATTCAAGTGGCTGCAGGCAACTAACACCGAAACGCTTACCGACATCCAGCGTGCCGCCCGCTTCTTCTACCTGCAGCAGCACGCCTTCGGTGGCAAGGTCGACGGCCAGAACTTCGGAACCGCCACCACCGCCCCGACGATCAACCTGCTCAGGATCGAGGAGAACCTATCTGCTGCCCACCTGCGCCTGGCACAAGGCACCACCATCGAGAACCAGAGCTGGCAGGATTGCATCAAGCGCTACGACCGCCCGCACACCTTCTTCTACTGTGACCCGCCCTACTGGCAGGTAGAAGGCTACGGCGTCCCGTTCGGCTTCGAGCAGTATGAACAGATGGCCGAGACCATGCGGACCTGCAAAGGAAAGATGATGATCAGCATCAACGATCACCCAGACATCCGGCGTGTATTCGATGGGCTAGTGATGCACGATCTAGGCATCAAATACAGTGTGGCCAACACCCACGGCAAACCAACCGAAAGCCGTGAGCTGGTGATCACGAACTACGAGCCGGGCATCATGGGCGGGTTGTTCTAG